CGAATCCGCCGTAGAGCTGGCGGATATCCCAATGGACGTCGAGTGACCATTCCTGCAGAGTTCCCACCTTCACGATCGTGGGCGTGGCGGGAATCGATCCGTCGGCGAACTGTCCCACCGCGCCCCATAACGATCCGCTCCCAAATCCGACCTGCATAGCTCCGCTCCTGTTGCCTCCGAGTTGCTCGCGCCCCGCAGCGGCGCGGAATCGATTCCTAGACCGATGCGAGCATCCTGATGTCCATCGTCGTGGTCGCCTGGGTCACGTCCTGTGCCGCGTCGTAAACGGTCCTCCGTCGCGCCATCCGCGTCCACTTCACGAGTCCCCCGAGCGTCTGTTCCCCGGGAAACACGGGAAACAGCGACGCCTCGATCGAATCGATGAGCCGGTTGAGCGCCGTCGCTGATACCGCATTGGGATCGGCGCCGTCGCGCGTGTAGATGAACACGCGCGCGGCCAGAACGATCCGCGCGGGCAGTCCCGCCGCCGGATAGTCGTATTCCTCGCCCGTCTCCACCATCACCAGCGCCGGCTGAAGATCCATCCTCGAGGTAGGTACGAATCTGCGCGTGAAGGTCTGGATGGCCGGCGCTCCCGCCGCCAGCGTCGTGTTCACCGCCTGAAGCCGCGCGAACAACGCCGTGTATATCACTTCGCGCGAGTTCACGGCTCAACCGGAACCACCCGGCGATAACGCTCGAGCTTGAGCCTCGTCGCCGCCGCCATCTCCCCGACAAAATAGTTCACCCGCTCCGCACCGATCCCGAACCCCGTGTCGCCCCATCGCTTCGATTGCCGGTAGCGCAGTGTTGCCATCTCTGTCGCCGCCATCTGCAGATCCGCGGGCAGCGACGGCACTCCCGCCGGCTTTGGCAGTCCAAGCGCCCGCTGGCCGGGCGTGAAATATCCCGCCGTGAGCTCGATCCTCACGTTGCCCTGGCCTCGCGTGAACAGGATCGTCCCCGGGCCCGCCGCCCCGCGCAGGCGGATGCTTTCGGAGTCGAACACGTAGCCTCCGCTCACCGCATCGGGCGCGGGCGCAATCGCGATGCCGTCGACGAGGAGCGCGCCCACAGACCAACACGGCGCATTCAGAAGGCTCATCGTGTCGCGGCCGTTCCCGTTCCGCACCTCCTCGCAAACCCGCATCATGAAGACGCGCTCGCAGTACGTCTCGATCTCCGCCGACACCGCCGTGATTACGCCCTGCAGCAGCGGCTCGTCCTGGTTTCCCGGCGGGAGTCCCAGGAAGCGCTCCACCGTCGCGAGATCGGTCAGATCGGTCGGATCGGGCGATGGCACCGGCATGGCGTTGCGCCTCGACGCTCGAGATGAAGCTCCCTCAGGCCTTCGCCTTCGGGGCCTTCTTCACGCCCTCCTCGCCCGCCTGCGCCTTCATCGCCTCGCGGGCGACCGCATCGATATCGATCGCATCGACCTTGCGAAATCCGTGATCGAAGAGCAGATGACCGAGCTCGTCGGGTACGTTCACATATGCTCCTGCGCCGCCATTCGCGCGCTCCACCCGGTACTGCCTGCCGCCGACTCCCACATCGACTCCGCTGTAGTCAGGATGAAACAGTCTCATCGCAATCTCCCTTCTCCGTTGAACTGGACCCCCGGGGGACGGGCGATGCCGCCGAAGCACGGCGGCACCGCCTCCGTCCACCCCGCATCTTCTCGCCCTCGCCCTCTACGCGTTTCCGATGTTCGTGATCATCCCGAACGCGGGCGTGAAGAAGTTCTGCAGCACTTCGTCAACGTACACGCCGTACTGATACTGGCGGGTCGCCAGCGGCCATTGGATCTGGTAGTAGCCCTGGCGCACCTTGAACTGGATGATGTTCGCGACGTTCGAGAGCGCGTACGGCACGCGATCGCTCCAGAACAAGATCGTCCCCGGCGGGATCCACGGATGCACCACCACGTCGAGGTCGCGTCCCGTGAACTTGTTGTGATAGGCGATCACCCGGCTTCCCGCCACGATCCCCTCGCCCCGGTTCGCATCGATCTGAAAGCGAAACAGCGAAGTCGCCCCGCTTGCCGCCCCGTTGAGCGCCTTGCGGTTGATGTTGATCGCCTCCTGCGAGTTGCACAGGATGCGGTCGAAGCCGAGCTTGTAGTTGTCCCACCGATCCTTCAGGATCGCGTCGAACTCGACGATCCCGCCGTTGTTGTCGCTGGTCAGTCCCGTCCCCACTCCTGCCGGGCCCGCGGGCTGGATGCCCACGTAGCTGCCCGACGAGGCCCCGAACGACTGCCCCGCCATCTGCGTCAGAATCCCGTCGAACACCAGCGCATTCTGCGAGTGATCGGCGGAGAGCGCCGATGCCGGCTGCGTCCCCGCCGCCGCGCCGGTGATCAACACCGAGTTGACCGTCGTGATCGCTCCCAGCGTCTCGCTTCCCGCCGCGCCCCAGTACCAGGCGTACGCGACCGCGCCGCTCACCGGCGCCACCGTTGCCGCGACGCTTCCCGTCGGACCGCTCACCGACACGGTCTGGCTGGCCGATGCCTTCGCGCTGCCGCCCCCGTAAACCGCCGTAGTCCCGTCCGCATTGGCCCGCGTCACCTGCGCCGGCACTCCGCCCGCCACCGACGAGCCGTAGTAGCCTTCTCCGGTCAGGGCCACCGCGATCACCGAAAGCGTCTGCGACCCGAGCGAACCCCCCGTCGCCGATGCTGTAAGCGCGGGAGTGGGCGTCACCCCGAGCGCCAGCGAGCAGTTGCCGAAGATCGCGCACTTCTCCTCGTAGATCAGAACCGAACGAAGCGCCGACTGCACCGCGGTCGATAGGTTGTCGGGATTGAGCTCGCCCTCCTCGTACCGCGTCTCGAAATCGATGGACGCTTCGAGTCCCAGCGACTTGTAGGCGGCGCTCATGTCCCGGGTGTCGACCGCGATGGTTCCGCCGCGCTGCCCGCGCGCGACGCCGCCCGACAGGTTGGAAGGATTGATGGCCGTGACGGTCTTCCAGTGCGTCGCGTTGCCGCCGCGCGCCGGCACCCGCGGCAGCGGCGGAATTCCCCTCCGCGCGTCGCCCGCCACCAGCGGGACCTGCTCCTCGAACGGATAGAGGTAACGAACCGACTCGTCGAGGTCGTACCATACGAGCTGCTGGCCGTTGATTCCGGCCGAGAAGCTGTCCGCCTTCTGCAGGTCGTCCAGCAGGCGCGATTTCGCGCCGATTACCACCTGATCGATCAATTCCTGAACCAGATTTGCCATTGCTCCCTCTCTCTCCTCCGCAACGTCTGCTCGAAATCGCCGGCTCAGAGCGACCCGCCCGCGCTCCCCTTGAACATCGGGTCGCGGATCGATCGCGGATTGGCGAACACCTGCCGGTAGGACTTCCTGAACGCATCGCGATCCGCCGGGTCGGGCGATTCGCCGCCGCCCCGCCCGTCCGCCTGCTCCGTCAGCATCCGCGCCTCGTCGCCCTTGTGCACGGCGAACAGCCGCGCCCGCGGCCGCGCCGGCGTCTGATCGAGAGCCGCTAGCCGCGCCTCCAGTTCCGCGTTCTTGCGGATAAGCGCGATCATCTCGCCCACGATTTGCGCCGCCGCGTCCTTGCGCACCTCGCCGGCGCCCAGCGCCGATGCGATCATCTCCTCGATGGTCGTCGCCCGCGCCTCCGTGCCGTGGCCACCGCCCGCCTGCCCATCCATCTCCGCATTGCGCGCCTTCTCCAGGTGCAGCCGCGCAAGCTCGTGATGCTCCGCGATGGAGTCGTGATGCTCGCGCGCCCGCTCGATGTGTTCCGATGCTTCATCGCCCGCGGCCTTCCGGCACTTGTGCAGCGCGTCGAGCCGGTTTCCGAGCAGGCCGTGGTGATGAGCCGCCTTGTCGAGGTGGGCGACGCATCGGGCGAGATGCTCGAGACTCGCTCCGCCGCGCTCGCCATGCGCCTTTCGAGACTCGTCCTCACTCGCCGCTTGGTTGATTGCCTTCAATACCCTGGCCGCGTCCATGATGATCTCGTCTTCCTCCTCCGAGCCGGTCCGGATTTGGCCGGCCTCTTTCTGCGCAATCTCCGCCATCAGCCGCGCGAACCCGTCCCGCACGCGGCTTAGCTCCTCGATCTCCCGAACCATCCGCTCCGCCCTTTCGCGGCGGCCGCCCTCCGAAATCGCCGCGCAGCCGAGCGCGCCCGCCGCCGCCTTCATCGCCTCGATGTCGTCTCTCCACGCATCGAGCCTCGAAGCCACAAACGCCATCGTTCCGAGCGACATGGCGAGGGGCGGCGCGGCTTCCGCGCCCGAAGCGCGCCCGCCATCGCCCTTCTCCACCGCCGCAAGCCGCCCCTCATCGATGCGAACACCCGCGTCTCTGTCGTGCCTGCCAAACATCCGGGAAACGAATTTCCGAAGCGATCCGCCCTCGCGCCCGGGCTGCTCCTGAGCGCCCCGCGCGTCGGCGGCGACCGTCTCTTCCTGCGCGCGCTTGGCGATTTCGATCCGCTCCACGCGCGCGAGGTCGCACGCCGGTTTGTCCACCAGGCTTATTTCCGAAAGCTTGAATCGCTTGAGACGGAACGCGCGCCGCTCGATTCCCTGGTCGTCCACCACCGTCTCGGGCGTCCTCTCCAGGCACAAGCCGCCGATCGAAAATCCCTTGAGCACGCCCTCCTCCAGCATCTTGACCGCCGTCGGCTCCACGATGTGCGCGTTGAGCCACAGCGCGTCGGTGCCGGTTTCGGGATGAGGCCGGATTTCCCAGTTCCCTTCCGGGCACACGCCGATCGGCCGCGCCGCATCGTGTTGAAGGCGGATGTTTCCCCATGGGGCCCATTCCGCCACCGCGCTCCGCATCCCCTCGGGATCCACGATCTCGTTCTGATCGTCGCGATAGTCCGACACCGTCCCCCATCCCATCGCCCACAAGGTTCCGTCGGGCCGCCTGTCGATCTTGGTGATGGGGCAGTAGAGCGTTATTCCGTTTTCGCCGCTGAACAATCGTGCTCTTGAAGTATCCATGGAAACAAAAAAGCCTGACCGGGCTGTTTGCCCCATCAGGCTAGAGTTCTCCTCTTCGCCGCTTCCTGTCGCGAATTCCTATCCCGCGCTCGACTCCTTGCGATTCTCCGTCAACTCAACGTCGGTGACCTGCCCGCCCTTGACCTTAATCTCGATTCTTCCCCACGGCTTCCTCCTGAGAAAATTCTCGATAGTGTCGATTACCCACTTGGGCGTCGCCGAATTACTCACTGCGCCATATCTCCGCCGAAACCGTTCCGCTGTCAAATCAGGCGATTGATATCCACAGGTTATTCCTCGTCGTTCGAACCTGCCGAAGAATCGCTGCGGGATTCTTCTCCTTCGACGCCCGTTCCGTTCCCGTAGATCGAACGCAGAAGCACCGGGCCGCTTCCCGCGACGATGATCGGTTCGTCGCCGAAGCCCGGATAGGGATCCATTCCGCGCTCGGCGCGAACCTCGTTGGGCGACTTGATTCCCGCGCGGATGTCGCTGGCGTCGGCGTTCGCCTGCTCCACGGCGTCCGCATCGCGCACGTCCTTCCATGCCCATTCGAGATGCGGCCTTCCCAGGTGGCGCTCGATCAGCAGGTCCATCAGCGCCTTCCACCATATCTTGGTGGGTTCGAGTCCTTCCTGGAACTGCTCGGCCTGCGCGGTTTCCGCGGTCGCGCGGTTGTTGCTTCTGATATAGGGCTGGGGGTTCACGTGGAACGCGGCGCATATCATCCGCGCCAGCCATTCCCACTGCTCCACGTCGAACTTGTAGTCCTTGAACGCGACTTCCTTCATCCCGCCCGGCACGAACCGCACCCCGCCCGACCTCAGATGCAGGTTCCCGCGCATCAGGTTGTCCCAGTAAGCCTGGAATTGAGCGAGCTGCCGGCCCGTCCAGCTCTCCGGCACGCCCACCAGCGCATCCGGAATCGTCCCCTCCGTGTAGTAGTAGAGCTGGCGCGTCTCAAGCTTGAGCGCGATCGCAACCGACGTCACCAGTTGCTCGACGGGCGAAAACCCGTACGGGCTGCCCGTGCGCACGTTACGCGGCATGTAAACCAGTTCGTCACGCGCAAAGAATTCGTACGGCATCCCCTGGATCACCTGCTGATAGGCGGGGTCGGGCGGATCGGGAATTCGTCCGTACTCGTCGATCAGTACATTGATGGTCGCGCCGTCGATCGCCACGAAACGGATTATCCGCCCGCTCATCGCCGGCCATGGATAAACCGCCGGCGCGTCGATCACCAGCATGTCCTCGAGCAGCGCGTTCTGCCAGGCCGTGAACGGCGCCTCGCCGTCCGGATACCGCAGCATCTCCTTGACCTCCGCGATCTCGTTCGGGCTTGCGGATTCGCCGCGGCGCGCCACGATGTCCCATGGCAGCTTCGCCACTTCGTTCTTTCTGCGCTCGATCACCTCGCGGAGCAGGTCGAGGTTTCGCGCAAGCCATCTGAGCTGCGCGAACGTGTAGGGCTCGTACTTGCGCGGCTGGACGTTCGTGTTGTAGCCCGGCGGATAGTCCCATGACCGCCAGT